AAGCCAGAACAAGTGCGATCAACTTCTGCCAAGTTTGATCCAAGAAAGGCTAATAGAGGTGATTTAACAGCCTCTAACCCAGTAGCTACAACAAGCGCAGGCTTACTAGCTAACGTAACGGGCCAACCATCTAACCTATCATCTTATATGCAAGGCAATACAGACGCTTACCTTACCAGCGCAGAAAGGCAGTACCTACAAAACAAGAAATTATTTGAAAGCAATTTCTCAGACGATACAGGGTGGGACAGGGCAGACATATTGCCATTTAGAGTTAATGAGCAAACTGGTGATGTTGAGTTTGCAACGCCCGAAATGATTAAAGGTCTTTTAAGTGGGATTTACGACATAGGGCAATCAAAAAACACAAAGATAAATAACCCTGCATCATTACTGGAACTAATTTAATGGCTATTTCAACCTATGCAGAACTTAAAACCTCAATCGCAGACTTTCTAAATCGTGATGATTTAACATCATCTATTGATACATTTATTGATCTTGCTGAATCTAATCTAAATCGTGATGTGCGTCATTGGCGTATGCAGATTCGATCAACCCTTACTATCTCAAGTCAGTACACCACACTGCCGACAGATTGGTTAGAAGCTGGTCGTATTAGCTTGCAGGCTAATGGCACAAGTGAAGTTAAATTAACATCATCTGCTGCGCTTGGTGTATTGCGCGCCACAAACAACGATGCCACAGGCATACCAGCCAATTACGCAATCAATGGCAATAGTTTAGAGGTGCAGCCTAGCCCCGATGGGCCTTATGTTGCTGATATTTTATATACAGGCAGAACACCAGGCTTGAGTGCGTCTAACACTACAAACTGGCTGTTGACCTATGCGCCCGATGTTTATTTGTACGGCACACTCATTCACACAGCACCTTATCTAAAAGACGATGCACGAACTACTGTGTGGGCGGCTTTGTATAACGCTGCTGTTAATAATCTAAACAAAGACAGCACTAAAGCAATATCGGGTGGCTCTGGCCTTGCGATTAAAGTTAATAGCTACTAAGGACTTAGAAAATGGCAGATTCAACTACACCCGTATATGGCTATGTAAGCCCAGAAGTGGGCGCAAGTGACGATACGTGGGGTTCAAAGCTTAATGGAAACTGGTTAAAAACAGATAATCTGCTAGGTGGCAGCACTCCCGTTACTGGCATTGATATAAACTCAGGCACTATTGATAACGTGGCTATTGGTGCGGCTACTCCTGCTGGCGGTACGTTTACTGGCCTGGTGGCTGCTACTGTTGATATTAATGGCGGTACAGTTGATGGTGCACAAATTGGTGCTTCTGCGGCTTCCACAGTAGTTGGAACCACAGTCACGGCTACTAACTTTGTTGGGCCACTTGCAGGCGCAGTCACAGGAAACGTGACGGGTAACACAGCAGGCGTACATACAGGTAACGTGACAGGCAATGTCACAGGCAATGTTACAGCCCAAACAGGCACAAGTGCGTTTAACCATGTGAACATTAGCGGTTCGCTTGATATGGACGCTGGCACATCAGCCACAATAACTGGCCTATCTAACCCCGTCCAAAACTCAGATGCAGCGACTAAGGCTTACGTTGACACATCCATAGCTAACGTCATTGATAACGCGCCAGCAGCCTTAGACACGCTTAACGAGCTAGCCGCAGCAATGGGTGATGATGCGTCATTCTCAACAACTGTAACCAATAGCATTGCAACAAAACTACCCAAAGCTGGCGGCACAATGACGGGTGCTATCGCAATGGGTACAAACAAGATCACAGGTCTTGGTACACCATCAGCAGGCACAGACGCAGCAACAAAGGCTTATGCAGACTCAGTAGATACCCAAAAATTAGACAAGTCTGGCGGCACAATGTCTGGCGTTTTGGCTATGGGTGCAAACAAAATAACAGGTGTGGCTAACCCAACTCAAGCACAAGATGCGTCCACTAAAGGGTATACAGATACCCTATTTGGCTCTACGGCTGCTGCGGCAACAAGTGCGGCTGCTGCTGCTACTTCTGCTGGCAATGCTGCAACGTCTGCCACATCATCGGCTAATTCTGCAACATCTGCTGCTGCCTCTTTTGATTCATTTGACGACAGGTATTTGGGAGCGAAGGCATCACCTCCATCAACCGATAACGATGGCAATGCTTTAATTGTTGGCGCAATTTATTTCAATGCCACATCAAACAAAATGCAAGTTTGGGGTGGTTCATCTTTTAGTGATATTGCACCTGTTGCGACTACAGTTGATAACTCAAACTGGTCGGGTACGGACTTATCTGTTTTAAATGGTGGCACAGGGGCTAGCTCGACAAGCGCGGCAAGAGATAATCTAGGTCTTGAAATTGGCGTGGATATTGAAACTTTCAACGCTAACAAATACCCATCACCCACAGTCACAGGTTCAAGCGTGACAGCAGTTAATGCAAGTTTTCATATTGCATCAGCAGGCGGCATTACCATCACCTTGCCAGCCAACCCATCTGCTGGCAACTATGTCATTGTTAAAGACGGAACAGGGGCGGCAGCAACATCTACGTTTACTGTAGCTCGCAATGGTTCCAACATTGCCAGTTCAGGAACCAACTTAACCTTTGATAAGAATTTCGCGGAGATTGTAATGACGTATGTGAATAGCACAATTGGCTGGAGCGTATAATGACTACATTAAGCGAATTATTTCCAGTAGGCGGTGGCGGCAACACATCAGACTTTGTAGCGTCAGGCACATTGCCAAATGGTAAGCCAGTAATACTTAAAGCCAATGGTCAGGTTGAGGTTGTTGCAGGGACAAATACATTCTCAGCATCAACTTTGGTAACTCCAATTGCAAGTGCAGTAGCTTATTCTTCAGGCAGGGCCGAAAGAAATACTGTTGCTTTTGATCCCTCAGATTCAACAAAATTTGTTGTCGCATATCGAGATAGTGGCTCTGGCGAGGGACGAGCCGTTGTAGGTTCGGTCAGTGGTACTTCTATATCGTTTGGAACCACTGTTAAGTTTGCAGATGGTGGAGCGCAGATGGATGCAAATGCTATTTCGTTTGACCCTAATCAAACGGGTCGGTTTGTGATTGCACACAATGCGACTGTGGGGGGTGCAGCAAAAGGTATGGCAACTGTCGGCACACGATCTGGAACTAACTTATCGTTTGGAACAGCAGTTCAAATTTTTAACAGCTCTATGGTATTAGTGTCCTGTGAATTTGACCCCCAAGTTTCAGGGAAGTTTTTATTGAATTGGGGAGATTCGGCTAATAATTTATTGGTAGGAACCCTGTCAGGCACGACTTTATCTTTTGGTACACTAGTTACTTTATCGGGCACTTACAACCAGCCAAATTTAGCAGTAGATCCAGCCAACGCTGGTAAGTATGTAATTGTTTACCAAGATGGTGCTGACTCAGATCACGGATATGCCGCAGTAGTCACAGTGTCAGGCACAACACCGAGTAGGGGGACTCCAGTAAAATTCCTTAGTGCTGCTTGCAATAGACCGCATGTCGTTTATGATTCTGGTGTTTCTAATGCGTTTGTAATTGCTTTTGTTGACGCTGGAGATTCTAACAAAGCAAAAGCTGTTGCAGGAGTAGTTTCGGGAACTTCATTAAGTTTCGGCTCTACAATTACTTATAACGCTACCTCGTCTGCATCGACTTATATTGCCGCAGACCCAAATAATACAGGTACGTTTGTAGCTACCTCAGATGATGGTGTGGGTCGAGGCACAGTTCTTGCGAGGAGCAGCACAAACACTGTAACCGCTGGAACAAGCTATGCCCTTTATAATGCTGCCAACACAGATGCGGCTATCGAATTTAACCCAGCAACTTCAAAAAAGGGTCAGTTTGTTTATGTGACAGAAGATCGAAGTGCAAGCCCATTCGTAGGTAAGGCAGTAATTGGGCAACTTGCAAGCACTTTATCCACCAACTTAACCTCCACAAACTTCTTAGGCACAGCCACAGCAGCTTACACCAACGGGCAAACTGCCAGCATCATGCTCAAAGGCGGCATTAGTGATAACCAATCTAGCCTCGCAATTGGCTCGACTTATTATGTACAACCAACAGGTGGGTTCGCAACCAGTGCTGTTGCATCTTCTGTACTTGCTGGCAAAGCAGTATCAGCAACAAGCCTATTGTTGAATGGATTAGACGAGATACCAAGTCAGTCAAGTCAATCAGGTAAGTTTCTAACGACTGATGGAACTGATGCAAGTTGGGGTACTGTTGCTCCTGCTGGATTAGTGCTTCTATCAACAGTAAATGCTTCTAATGCGGCTACAGTGACGATTGATACATTGTTTACTTCAACTTATAGCAAATATTTAATCGAAGTTACTGATTTAAGAGTTTTAAGCAATAATAATGCAATTCAGCTACAAAGAAAGATTGGCAGTGGATCATTCGGAAATTATGAATGGATACGAGCTGAAAGGATTAACAACACATGGTCTAACCGAACTCCAAATATAACAGAAAGCTTAAATAGTGCCACATCACAGCGAGGGGCAGTGTTTACCTTGAGTGTTTACGATCCAGCAAATGCTTTGACAGTAAACTTAGCCACCATGTTTGGCGGTGCGTATAGCGGCTTTGCAAGTGGTGGTAGTTATATTATCCAAAACTTTCTGACTGACAGCACTGTTGGAGCTTTGACTGAGCTAGAGTTTAAAGCATCATCAGGGAATATTAGCGGCATATTTAAAATTTATGGAGTATCAATATAATGACTAGACACCACGCAACACCCAACGGCAACGTGCCTTTTACAGCAGCAGAAGAGACAGCTTGTGACGCAGAAGAAGCAGCTTACTTAGCGGGGGCAGATGATCGTGCAGCAGCAGACGCTAGAGATAAGCGCAATGGCTTACTTGCAGCTACCGATTGGACTGCAAACTCTGATGTGACTATGACTACTGAAATGACAGCGTACCGCACTTTACTGCGTAACCTTCCAGCACAGGCTGACTTTCCTACAACGATTAACTGGCCTACTGCGCCATGAGCCTGTATAGAAATATTGCAGCAAAAAAGAAGCGCATTAAAGCTGGCTCTGGCGAAACAATGAAAAAAGCAGGGGTTAAAGGTAGGCCCACCGCTAATGATTTTAAACAGGCTGCAAAAACAGCAAAGCCAGTTAAAAAAGCTAAGAAGAAATAGGATTAATAATGCCATTATTACCACTTGATATTCCAGCAGGCATTTATCGTAATGGTACTGATTTACAAAGTCAGGGCCGTTGGCGTGACAGTAATCTTGTGCGCTGGCATGACGGGACAATGCAACCCATTCAAGGTTGGCGTATACGCTCTGCGACAGCAACGGCAAACATTCCGCGCTCATTAAAGATATGGATTGATAATTCTAATAATCGCTGGATTGCAGCAGGCACGTTTCAAAACCTGTATGTCTACGATGATGATTCGGCTCAATACAACATAACGCCCTCAAACTTAACGGCTGGTTCTGAGACTGCGGTTGACTCAACTAGTTTTGGTGGTGGCTCGTATGGCAATGACCCTTATGGTGAACCAAGGCCCGAATCCACTTTAGGTGTTCCAGCAACTACCTGGTCACTCGATCAATGGGGCCAATACTTACTCGCTTGTTCAAACGCAGACGGCAAAATCTATGAGTGGCAATTAAGCACAAGCACGATTGCGGCAGTATTAAGTAATGCGCCCACGGGTAATACGGCAATCATGGTAACTGATGAACGATTTGTGTTTGCACTTGGCGCAGGCGGCAACCCTCGCAAAATACAATGGTCAGATCGTGAAAATAACAATCTGTGGGCTGCGGCAGCAACTAACGAAGCTGGTTCAATCGAATTACAAACGTCTGGCGTAATCCAGTGCGGTGTTCGCGTACAGAACCAAGCGTTGATTTTGACCACTACAGACGCTCATACAGCGACTTACTCAGGCCCACCCTATGTGTATGGGGTTGAACGCGTAGGCACTTCCTGCGGCTGTGTAAGCGCACAGGGGGTTGCTGTAGTCGACATGGGTGCAGTATGGATGGGTCGAGAATCATTCTTTGTTTATTCTGGCGGTACAGTTCAAGAATTGGCTTCTGATGTTAGTGATTACATTTACAGTGATATTAACGTGGCTCAAATGAGCAAGATTGTTGCTGTATCCAATGCAAAATTTAGTGAGATTAGATGGTTCTATCCATCTGCTGAATCAACAGAAAATAATCGTTATGTCGCATTTAACTATCAAGAAAACACTTGGACGATTGGGCAAATTGCTAGAACGGCTGCGGCTGATGCTGGTGTTTATCGTTATCCAATTTACGCAAGCCCAACCGACAAGAAATTATACGAGCATGAAATAGGGTTCAATTACGATACCCTAACGCCCTTTGCTGAGACAGGCCCAATCATCTTGGGAACAGGCGATAACGTAATGTCGGTCACTCAGCTAATACCTGATGAACGCAATCAAGGTGATGTAAAAGCCACACTAAAGACTAGATTTTATCCCAACGATACTGAGCGCAGTTATGGGCCGTTTACAATGACTAACCCTGTTTCATTGCGGCTAACAGGTAGGCAAGTTCGATTGCGGATAGACACGTTTGTACCGGGTGATTGGCGCGTAGGTATTAATCGCTTAGAAGTTAAAGCAGGGGGCAATCGTTGAGTATTCAAATTCCACCAAAACCAACGGGTAATAGTTGGAATAATTATGCTCAAAGATTAAGTGATTACTTATTACAGGTTAGATCACAATTACGGCATAAAGAAGCAAGTGATTCAGCCACGGAAAACGGCATTTTTCTTTGGGACACAACAGGCTACCCCGTAGTTTCTAACAACAATACATTTGTGGGCGTTGAGTTGAAGTCGCCTGGTTACACTGTGGCAGCATTACCTACAGGTGTAGTGGGGCAAAGAGAATATGTTACTGACGCATCTTCACCCAGTTTTGGCGCAGCAGTTTCAGGTGGCGGTTCAGTCGTAATACCTGTGTTTAAAAATGCTTCTGCTTGGGTCGTGGGTTAAACATGAATGAGCTAGAACGATGCAGAGGTTGGATAGAAAGTGCGCTTGAATATGGTGGTGGCACACACAATTTTGAAGATGTGAAACGTGGTATAATTGCGGGCACATCACAACTATGGCCTGCGGCTAATTCTTGCCTTGTAACGGAGATAAATAAACACCCACAAAAGAAGGTTTTACACGTTTTTTTGGGTGGTGGAAATCTTGAAGAAATTATAAGTATGCACGATTCAGTAATCCAGTGGGCAAAAGATCAAGGCTGTGAAAGTTTAACTATGACAGGCCGCAAAGGCTGGTCTAAAGCATTAAAGAAAAGTGGCTGGAAATCGCAGCTAGTCTTATTAGAAAAGAGGTTTTAAAATGTCATTTTTATTTGGCGGTGGCGGTGGTACTACATCAACAGGCTCGACTACAGAAATCCCCCAATGGATACAAGACGCTGGACGGAGGCAATATCAGACAGGCACAGAGCTAGGACAAATAGGTTACACGCCTTATTATGGTGCTGATGTAGCCGCATTTAATCCTTTGCAAACGGCTGCTTTTGATTCAACAGGAATGGCTGCTAATGCCTTTGGAATGGGTGGTGGTTCACCTACGTTTGCCACAGACGGCATACAAGCCCCTCAGACCTTTGCTGGCGGTATGCGAGGCTATTCGGGTATGCCAATGTATAACGAAGCATTAAACACCTTACAAGAGCAACGTCCGTACCAGAAGCAGCAACTTGATCAGCAATTCACTGACCCAACAACAGGGTTAACGCCAGAAGGCCGTAAAATTCAGGACATTAATTCTTTATACAACGAAGCCTTTGGTCGCAATGTTGGGCTAGAAGGTGTTTCTACATACTTGCCTTTAGTTCAGCAGGGCATGACTCAGAACGAGTTACGCAGAGTTTTATACGATAGCCCAGAAGGTCGAGCATTAGGGAAATCATCATTAGGCGCACCGATTGAAATAGGTGTAGGCGGTGGCTTGTTAGGTGGCGCACCATACACTCCGCCTGTATTACCTTCTGGCTCTAGTGGTATTTTAGATTCTGTTGTAAGCCCAGCCGTTGTGCCGCCAACAATAGCTGATATTTCAGCAGGAGCAGCAACAGTAGACCCATCTATTGCAGCCGCAGCCGCAGCCGCAGCAGGGCAGCAGATGATCGGTAACACGCCAACTGATACTGATCTATCAACTGCAACACCTAGCACCTTTGATCTTTACGGCTCACAGATTGACCAGTTAATGCCTATTTACCAGCAAGAGTTAGGTCGCGGAATACAAGACCCTGCGGCATTAGCATTTTATGGTGATATGTTAAAAAATGGCGTTTCTCCTGATGAAATACGCAGGCAAATCGCTGGCAGTTCAGAAGGTCAAGGTTTTGTAAATCCAGCAGAACAGGCAGCAATTAACGCACAAAACCTAGGCTTTGGCGCAAGTTCAGTAACGGGTAATGCTGCTGATGATGCGGCTCAAATTAAAGCAATGAATGAACTTCTTGCGGCAAATAGTGAATATCGGTTAGGCACATCGGCTGGCCCACCAAATAGTAACTTGGGATATGTAAATAATGACCAAGGCGATTTAATGAACGTATTTAAAGGCGCACAAGAATATCGACAGGGGTTTGTAAACGATTTAAGCGGTTTGCTAGGTTCATTAACTGGGCAAAGCACTTTAAATACAAACATACCTGTTACAGATTTAAGTACCTCTGTTAATACTAATAACAACGCACTCGATCAATTTGTAAATTTTGATACGCGAGACAGACGAGTAGATGATTATAGAAATAGATTTGTAAGCCCTTATTGATTAATTTTTTACGAAAACAAATGTTAGTAAGCATACTTTTTTAGTGTGACTAAAGTAGCAAAAGGAAATTATTATGGCAGCACCAGGCAACGGCATCCCGCAAAACATTTACCAGCAAGCCAACACTGGTATCACTAAAGCTGGTCAGGCTGCAATGACGGGCACTCAGTTTAGCCCCATGGCGATTACGGCTCCAACTGCTGCAACAATGAGCCAGTATTCAAACCCCTATGAAACAAGTGTGGTTAATCAAAACCTTGCAGACATTGAACGCTCAAGGCTTCTTGCTCAGAACAACATGGGCGCACAAGCCACAGCCGCTAACGCCTTTGGTGGCTCTAGGCATGGTATTGCAGAATCAGAAACTAATCGTGGCTTTGCAGATCGTGCAGCCGCTATGTCTGGTCAACTGCGACAACAGGGTTATAACAACTCACAGCAAATGGCACGACAAGCGCAGATGCAGAACCAGCAGGCCCAGTTACAAGGCCAGCAGCAGCGAATGGGTGCATCCAATCAACTAGCCAACATATCTAATCTAGGCTTTGGTATGGGCCAACAGATTAATTCTCAGATGCAGAACCAAGGGCTACAACAGCAAGCGGTTCAACAAGCCGTTATTGATGCAGCTAAACAGCGTTATGCAGCCTATACAGCACAACCAAACCAATCGTTAAATATGCCATTAATGGCGTTAGGTGCTGCGCCTTACAATACAAGCACGAACCAAACCCAAGGGTATTCGCCTGGTTTATTTGATTACTTAACGCTTGGCGCATCAACTTACGCTGGCATTAAAGGAGCTTAAAATGGGCTTATTAGATAACATTGGCAATAAATTAACATCAATGTCAGACGATGATAAGCGAGGCTTGGCTTTAGGTTTGGCTTCTGGCTTTGCAGGCATGAGTGGTAATCCAAACACCGCAAGCATTATGGCTGGTATTCAAGGTCAAAAAGCATCTTTACTAAAAAAGCGTGATGCTAAAGCCGCTCAAGATTTAGCCACAAGTCAGGCAACAGGTCAAAGAAATAAAACGGCTGCCATGCTTATAGCTAAAGGTGGCAAATACGCAGAAATAGGCAATCAACTACAAAATGGGTCAATAACTTTTGAACAAGCTAGAGATGATTATCAAACTCTAAGTAAATTTGATATGGAGCAAGGTGTCAAAAAACCTTCTGTAACTTACAGTATGCTTCCATTTACAGAAGCTGTAAGGCTTGGGTTAGACCCATCAATTCCGCGTCAGGTAAGTAGTGATGGTAAAATTATGCCAATTAATAGTGGCAGTAGTGGGCCTAACATTGACATTACAAATACAAATGCTTCTCCAGTTCCAGTTGATACAGGTGAAGAAGATTTATTTAAGAGCTTGCAAACAAGTTTTGGCAAAAATGTTGACAAACTTGCTGACACCTACTCGTCAGCTAGAAATGGAATGAATCAAGTTGAGACACTTATACAACTTGGTGCTGTAATGGATAATGAGGTTAATGTTCCAACATGGGCTAGGAGTTTGATACCAGAAGGGATTAGCACAAGCATTGACGCGTATCGGTCAATAGCATTTGGCGTTGCTCAAAGTATGCGTGTTAAGGGTTCTGGCCCTATGACTGACAAAGATTTTAATATTTTAGTTAGTCGTGCTGGTAGCGCAAGTATGGATTCAGACGCTAGACAAGTTGTTCAATCTGGTTTACGCGAAGCTGCTCAAAGAAAACTAGACATGGCAAATGCCGCAGATGAATTTAGACTTAATCCAACAGAGGAAACTAAGAAAATATACGCTGAAAAGGTAAAAGAAATAAAAAATAGACCGTTGTTTTCACAAGAGCAACGAGCTTATCTTGAATCTATTAGCCCCTCAAAAGACCCTGGTAATTTAACTACAAATGCAAAAACATATTTTGATACGCTTTCGAGGTCTCGCCAAACTAGCTTTTTACTTATGACACCTAAACGGCAAGCTGAATTTTCTGCTGCGTGGCTTAAAGAACAAACAACGGATGAAAACTAATGTCAACTCTTGAGCAAATGTGGGCAGAAGAAGAGGCTAACACCCCTTTGACAACTGCTCAAATGTGGGCAGAAGAAGATGAATCTGCTAATGACCAAGGAACTATTAGCAAGATAGCTGATGCTGTTGTTAATGCTGCTGGTTCTGCTGCTGATTGGGTTACTGGTGCTAATACAGAACCACAAATACCAAAACTAAGTGATTTAGGCGTAAACAAATTAGCCACTAGCAAAGCTGGAAAATCTTTAATTATGGGGGTTCTTGCCTCATCTTCTGATGATGATCGTATTAAAAAAGGATTTCAGCAAGCGATACCTGATGCTGAATTTAGCCAAGACAGTTTTGGTAACTTAGTTGTAACAGCCGCAACTAGCAGAAATGAGAAGGGTCAACCTCAAACATATCAAAGGTTTTACCCTAACCCACAAGGCGCAGATTTGGCTACAGCGTATAATGTGTCTAGTGTTGCTGCGTTAGCTGCACCTGTGGCTAAATTTGTTGGTGGTACGGGTTATACTGCTGCTGCATTAACTGGAGGTATTGAAGCTGGTTTATTAGAAGCATTTTCATCAGCATTATCCAATGACAAGTATGACGTTAAAGAGGTTCCTGTAGGTGTATTAGGAGCTTTGGCTAGTAAGCCTGTCATTGATGTTACTGGAGCATTACTTGGCAAGATTAAAAATATATTAACCAGAAGTAATGCGTCTGATATGCCTACAGGCGCAGCAGCCGAAGAAATAGCAGAAGTATTATCTGCCGAAGGGTTTAACCCTAGTGAAGTAATGGATGACGTTTACAAGTCAATGAATAAAGATATTGGTGGCGGTGCTATCCCAGAAGAATCAGCAAGGTATCAAACAGCGCAAAATCTTCCAGTTCCAGTACCAATGACTCCTGGTGACATTTCTGGTGATAAATCTAGGCAGTTATTAGAAAATGGTATAGAAACTGGAAGATTTGGCGATAGTGCAGAACGAAAAATGGCAGCTTTGAGAAATGACCAAAATATAGCTATTAAAGATAATTTGGGAGAAATACAGCAGCAAATGGCAGGCACAGGCGGTCAAGTTATAGATCGTAGGGCTGGCGGTGAATCAGCACAGCAAGAGTTAATTACTGGCAAAACTTCTCAAGGGGACGCTAGAACTTCTGCTTATGAAACAGCGAGACAGGGAAATGCTTTTATTGACCCAGACTCAGGGCAAGACGTTGTAAATAACATATTGTCATCATTAGAAGGGCAAGTAAGCAACATTAACGCTCCTTTAGCTTTTCGTTTATTTAATGAAGAATTAGCTCCATTATTACAATCAGGACAGTCTTTAAACGATATATTTAGCGCAAGACAGGTATTAACTAAACATGCTAATCAGGCAGGGCCAGAAGGTTTTGCTGCTGCTGAAATGAATAGACAGTTAGATTCAAATCTAATTAATCAGTCTAATGAAATGCTGCTTTACGGAAATCCTGATGCTGTTTCTTCTTGGTTAGATGCAATCAGTAAGCATAAAGAGTTTATGAAAAAATGGGAAACAGATGGAATATTAAAAAAGCTAACGTCAGAGGGAGTTAGGGATGGGGAAAATGTTCTTAATGTTGCACCAGAAGATGCCGCTAACGTAATTTTTGGAGTGGCGTTAAATCCAAATAGAACAAATATGTCTAGAGATTTAATCACGCTTAAAAATAATTTATCTCCTGACGTTTGGAATCAATTACGCCAAGAATTTTTTATAAAGTTATCAGATCAAATGATGTCGCCTGCTGGAGAAATAAAAGGAGCTGCGTTTACTAAAGCATGGAGCAATATAAAAAAGAATACAACTTTAGTAAATACTTTATTTACAAAAGAGGAGCGTTCTAATCTTAATGCTTTATCTTCAACGGCTATAAGAATAAGCAATAGAGCGCAAAATTATTCAAACTCTGCAAACAGTTTATTTTCTGGTTTAAGAAAGTTTTTTGACAATATAGGGCCAACTCCACTAGTGGTAACTGCTACAAATGTGCCTGGTGTAAAGCAAGTTAAAGATGCTGTGGGTTTAGGTCAGACATACGTTAACCCAGTAGGCAAAAAAACCAGCTTTATGAAACAATTTTTAACTGGGGTAAGTGCAGTTACATCAGGAAAAGAAGCTGTCGAAGGTGCTGGAAATTATATATTTGGAGATGAAAAATAATGGCACAGATGAAGGAAGATGAAATTCAAGGCGCAGTTAAAGCCGCGATAGAGGCCGCTATTGATTACGTTGATTCAGACATTAGAGATCAGCGAGAACGCGCTCAAAAGTATTTTGATGGTGCTGTAGACCTTACTCACGAACAAGGCCGATCTAAGGTTGTTTCAACTAAAGTGCGTGATGTAGTGCGCGGTGCAAAGCCTGGTTTAATGCGTGTGTTT